AGGATGCATGAACGACAATCCGATGGACGCCGCCATGGCCGATGGCCCGGCGGGAGAGCATGATGTCACCGCGGCCTTGCAGGCAGCGCTGGAACAGCGGCTGGCCGCCCTTGAAGCGTCGGTGCGTGAGCGCCTGGTGCGCGCCGAGATGAAGGCGCACGCGGTGCGGGCCGGCATGGTGGACCTCGACGGGCTGAAGCTGCTGGACACCAGCCAGGTGACGCTGAACGAGCGCGACGAGGTGGTGGGCGCGGAATCGCTGATGGCGCAGATGCGCCGGGCCAAGCCTTGGCTGTTCGGCGGGCCGAGCAGTTCCTCGGCCGCGGCGGCGCCCCAGGCCATGGCACCGCGCTCGAAGCTGGCAACCGAGATGACCGAGTCCGAGTGGCGAAGTGCTCGGGCGGAGTTGCTGCGGCGGATCTGAAGGCAAGGCCAGGGCGCCGCCCTGGACCCGGCAGGGGGCCGAGCCCCCTGCACCCTCGACCACGACACCGACAATCGATCCTGCCGGGGCACCCCGGCGGGCCGTCAACGCGTGAGGAGTGAACATGCCGATTTCGAATTTTCCGGCCGCACTGCAGCCGATCATCCAGCTGGGCTATCTGGAGCGCGAGTTCGAGCAGGCGCTGCGCTCGCGCCTGGGCTATCGCGCGGTGGCCGACCGCATGAGCTTCAGCGTGGGCATCGGCGAGACGCTCACCAAGACCCGCGCCGGGCTGAAGGCGGCGGTCACCACGCCGCTGGCGCCGTCGGCCAACACCAACCTGGATAACGGGCTGACGCCAACCGGCTATGGGGTGGAGCAGTTCACCATCACGCTGGACCATTACGCCGCCACCACCGACCTGAACATGGTGACCAGCCGCGTGGGCATCGCCAACCAGTTCCTGCAGAACGCCGCCATCAACGGCGAGCAGGCGGCGCGCAGCCTGGACGACCTGGCGCGCAACGTGCTGTTCGCGGCGTATTTCGGCGGCAACACCCGCGTGCGCACCACGCTGGGCGCGCCCGGCGTGAACGTGGCGGTCGATGACGTGCGCGGCTTCCAGCAGGTCTTCGTCAATGGCGTGCCCACCGCCGTTGGCGCCGGCGCCACGTTGCAGGTCAATTTCGGCCCCAATGCCTACACGCTGGTCGGCGTGACGGTGGATGGCAGCAGCGTGTCGGGCGCGCCGGGCGGCCGCTCGGGCGTGCTGACCTTCAGCACCAACGTGACCGTGCTGGACGGCACCGTCGGCGTGGCGGTGGTGGCGCAGAACGCCAGCTCGATCGCGCGGCCGGCCAGCCGCGCCACCACGGCGGCGCTGACCGCGGTTGACACGCTGACCATGGGCACGCTGCTGAACGCGGTCGCCACGCTGCGGATGAACGCGGTGCCGGAGATCGATGGTGTCTACAACTGCTATCTCGACCCGGTATCGGCGCGCCAGCTGTTCGGCGATGCCGATTTCCGCCAGCTGTTCCAGGGTGCCACCGGGGCCAACCAGGTCTATGCCAAGGGGCTGATCAACGAGTTCCTGGGCCTGCGCTTCATTCCCACCACCGAGGCCTATGTGCAGACCCACCCCAGCATTGGCGGTGCGGTGGTGCGCCGCCCGATCGTGTGCGGCAAGGGTGCGTTGATCGAGGGCGGGTTCGCCGGGCTGGGGGCGGATGATACCGCGCCGCAGAACTCGATCGTCTCGGTGGTCGACGGCGTGGCCATGGTGACGCGCGAGCCGATCGACCGGCTGCAGCAGATCATCGCCCAGAGCTGGTACTGGATCGGTGGCTACTGCGCACCGTCGGACGTGACGACCAATTCGACCACCGTGCCGACGGCGAACACCGCCGCCTTCAAGCGCGCGGTGATGATCGAGCATTTCGGCTGACGATTGAACCTGGGGGGGCCGAGGGCGGCTCCCCCAACAGGATTTCCGGCGCGCAGGCCAGGAGGCGTGAATGGCGTTCAGCGATGCGGAACGGACGGATATTCGCAGGCATTGCGGCTACCCGACCTATGGCAGCGGGGCCGAGGGGTTTCAGGGATGGCGGTTCCACCAAGCCTATGGGCTGCTGGAATTCCGCATGACGCGCATGTCGGGCGCGGAAGAGGCGGTGACGCGACAGTACCTCGCCACGCTGGCCGAGCTGGAGCGCGCGGTGCCCGAAACGGGCGCGATGATGGATACCGAGCAGGCCGCGGTGTGGAAACGCAACCCGCGCGAGTTGCGCGAGCGTACCGCGCTGTTCGACGACTGGCGCCGGCGGATGTGCGGGTTTCTGGGCGTGCCGCCCGGGCCGGCATTGGGTGGGCGGTCGCCAGTGGTGGTGGTTTAAGGCCAGGGCTTCGCCGTCGCGGCGCGAAGCCGCGCCACGGGGACCCACCAGGTCCCGAGCGCGCCTTCGCGCGACGGGCCAAGCCCCTGGACCTTATGAATGGGTTTCCAGAGGCCCTCGGCCTTTGGTGGGTCCAGGGCAAAGCCCTGGCCTTGTTCTGCCCAAGGGAGCACGACCATGAACGTCGACCGCGTGCAGGATGCCGTGCATCGGGGCCTGGGCCGCGCCGGGCGCGTGGTGGGCGATTGGTGCGAGGTGCTGCGCCCGGACGGGCCGGAATTGCCGATGGCGGCGGGCCGCCTGGTGCTGCGGATGCCGGCGGCGTTCAGTGCGCCGGATGGCAAGTTCGGCCGGCCGGTGGGGCATGGCCAGGCGTATTGGCATGGCATTTTTGACGCTGCCTACACCAGGGTTGGCGATTACATCCGGCGCGGCGATGGCGCGGTGTGGTTCATCGCGGCCCAGCAGCGGTTGATGCCGGTGCTGTGCGTGCGCGCCACCCGGGTGGTGGATGTGCTGCGGCCGGGCGGGCCGGAGGCACCGGGCATCGCACCCTATGGCGGCGGGGCGGCGCCCGAGGTGGTGCTACGCGGTTGGCCGGCGGGGGTCCTGCCCGGTGGCGGCGGCACCATGTCGGAACTGCCCGACGGGCTGCCCGCTGGGGTCTGGACGGTGTTGCTGCCGGCGGTGGCCGGGGTGGGGCTGCGGCCGGGCGACACGGTGCGCGACGAGCTGGGGCGCAGCGGCACTATTGCGCAAGCGGAATTGTCGGAGCCGGGCTGGCGCCTGTTGGTGCGCCGGGCCGCGAGCTAGGAAATTCTCATGGCTGATCTGTCGGATGTGGAAGAGGCGCTGCTGCGGCTGGCGGCCGGGGTGCTGTACCCCGAGGGGCCGGCGGCCCCCAGCATCGTGGGGCGGGCGTGCCGGCTGTATCGCGGCTGGCCGCAGGGGGCGGCATTGGATGCCGACCTGGCCGCCGGGCTGGCGCATGTGACGGTGTTTCCAGAAGCTCGGCCACAGGCGGTGACCACGCGCCACCCCGACCGGTGGGAGGTGTTGGGCACACCGGCGCCGGGGCTGGTGGTCACGGTGGTGGGGCGCACGGCCACGGTGGAGGGCAGCGCCCATGCCGGCCAGGTGGCCGGGTTGATGGTGGATGGCATGGCGGTGGTGCACCGCACCGCGCCGGGCGACACGCCCGAAATGGTGGCCGCCGTGCTTGCCACCTATCTGCGCACGCAGAAGGTTGTAACGGTGGAGGGTGCCACGCTGACGGTGGCGGGCAGCGGGCCGCTGGTGGGCCGCGTGGTGGCCGACCGGACGGTGCAGCGCCAGACACGGCGGCAGCGCCAGGTGTTCCGCCTGTCGGCCTGGTGCCCCGACCCGGGCACGCGGGACCGGTTGGCGGGTGCCATGGATGCCCAGTTCTCGACAGTGGATTTCCTCGACCTGCCGGATGGCGGGCGGGGCCGGCTGACGTTCCGCGGCAGCGTGGTGCACGACCAGGGGCGGGCCGCGCGGCTGTTCCGGCGCGATCTGTTGTACGGCGTCGACTATGCCACGACGGTGTCGCAGACGCTGCCGGCGATGATCTTTGGCGACCTGCGCTTTGCCCCCGGCGGCGTGGTGGCGCGCAGCGTGATCGGCTGATCTTTCAGGAGACAAGAATGGAGTTGCATCTGGTGGTCGTGCGCGCCTTCGGGCGGTACGCGAAGGGCGACATGGTCGCCGATCCCGTCGCGGTCGCGGCGGTGCTGGCGGGCGAACATGCGGGCTGCGTGGTGCGGGTTGCCGTACGCGCCGATGGGGAGGGCTGAACCATGCCAATCGTGCAACAGGGCAGCATCAACACCACGGCACTGATCGTGCCCGATCTGTATGTGCAGATCGTGCCGCCGCAGAACCTGGTGATCAACGGCGTGCCCACCAACGTGGTGGGCGTGGCCGGCACCGCGAACTGGGGCCCGGTGGGCGAGCCGGTGATCGTGGCCAGCATGAGCGACTATGCCCGCAGCTTCGGCGCGGTGCTGGCGCGCAAGCATGACATGGGCACGCAGGTGGCCACTGCCGTGCAGCAGGGGGCGTCGGATTTCCGCTGCGTGCGGGTGAGCGACGGCACCGACACGGCCGCCGCGTTCCAGATCCCGACGACGAGTTTCGTGATGACGGCGCTGTACACCGGCAGCCGCGGCAACCTGATAGCGGTGGCGATGGCGCCGGGGTCCAAGGCCGGAAGCTGGCGCTTCACCGTCACCCTGCCGGGGCTGGTGCCGGAGGTGTACGACAACATCACCGGCAGCGGTGCCGGGTTCTGGACCGCGCTTGCCACCGCCATCAACACCGGCCAGGGGCCGCAGCGCGGGCCGAGCCAGATGGTGGTGGCCAATGCCGGCACCACGGCGGTGGCGCCCAGCAGCTTTGCCTGGGATTTCGGCACCGGGCTGGTCGGCACCGATGGCGCCGGCGTGTCGGCCACCCATCTGGTGGGCGTGGATACGGTGCCGCGGCGCGGCATGTATGCGCTGCGTGGGCAGCGTTGCTCGATCGCGCTGCTGGCCGATGCCGATGCCACCACGCAATGGTCGGCCCAGGCGGCGTTCGGGCTGTCGGAAGGGATCTACATGATCCTGACCGGTGCGGCGGGCGAGGGCATTGCCACGGCGGTGGCGAACAAGGCCTCGGCGGGGCTCGACTCCTATGCCTGCAAGCTGATGTTCGGCGACTGGGTGTGGTGGAACGACCAGGCCAATGCGGCGCTGCGGCTGGTGAGCCCGCAGGGCTTCGCGGCCGGGCGACTGGCCAATCTGTCGCCGGAACAGTCGAGCCTGAACAAGCCGCTGTACGGCGTGGCCGGCACCCAGCGATCGGGCAGCCCGGGCAGCGGCACGCGCGGCACCTATTCGGCGGCCGAGCTGTCGGCGTTGCTGGTGGCCGGCATCGACGTGATCGCCAATCCGCAGCCGGGTGGTGCGTTCTGGGGCGTGCGCGGCGGGCACAACAGCAGCAGCAATGCGGCGACCAACGGCGACAACTATACCCGCATGACCAACTTCATCGCAGCCTCCCTGGCCGCGGGCATGGGGCAGTATGTCGGCGCGGTGATCAACCAGGAGTTGTTCCGGCGCATCCGGGCCACGCAACTGTCGTTCCTGCAGAACATGCTGGGCCAGGGGCTGCTGGGCTCGCGCGACGGGTCGCTGCCATTCTCGGTGGTGTGCGATGCGGGCAACAACCCGCTGAGCCGCACCGGGCTGGGCTATGTGCAATCGGACGCGCAGGTGCAGTACCAGGCGATCAACGAGAAGTTCATCGTCAACCTGGAGGGCGGGCAGACAGTGGCGGTGGTCCGCCAGACGTTGCCGAATGCGCCGGGGGCGTAAGCTGGGGCTTTGCC